CCTGATACAGGACCTTTGCTCATCCAATTTTTGGCTGGATTCAAATACTTCAATTCTTTTGTTTTTCACTAGAATTGTGATTCCTGGGGAATTAATCCCGTTCCAGGGTCTAGCAACTATTTTTGCTATTTCTTGTAGCTTTTTCATTTTCCTCTCCTACTAGTTTTAACACATCATCAAGTGTTCCGTTTAGTATCTTTATGACTTTTTGGTTACAAAATTTAACTGCACCAAAGCTTTTTGGAAGTATGGGGCATGTCACGTTTTGTTTGGTGGGGTGCAAATACATATTGACAATCCTATTATTTGGCCAGATAACAATATCATAAGTCTCAAATAAGTAGGGAATGATCCCCCTTCCGGTTCCCAGAAAAAGTCCGTAGCCATTTCCAAGGCTTTTGTGTTTTTCTAATTGGGCCCTCTTTGTTTCCAGGTATCTCGGTTTTGCCTCTGTGACCTCTTTTAGGTTACGTAAATCGTATTCCTTGTAAATTATTTCATCCATAATTTTTGATAGTTCAGCTAGTAACCCAACCCCAACCCCCATATCTTTTTTTAGGTTACCGACTACATTATCAAAAGTCCAATCCTCTATATCGCTAATCTCTGTCAGAAAATCAACACTATGAGCGTAATTAGCTATCATGGTACTTTGTTCTTTAGTTAACCAGTCCATGGATAAGTTAAGATACAAAGCCAGGAAAGCATCAGTATCAAGCTTCTCTGGAACCACAAAATACGGAAAACCTCTTCCGTCTGAGTTCGGAAAGATTGGTCCGTTCTTCAGTACAAGCTCTGTGGCACATAAATTTGGGGCTACGCCTGTCTTGTGGTTATCGAACGGCCCCCCTAAGATATCAAGTGTAATAAAATTACTCCCTATTAGCTTAGCGATATCCGCTCTAGTCTCATTAAAGCTAGCAAAATAGTAACGCAACATAAATAAATACCTCCTAAATCAACTATTTTACTTATACCATAATAATGTGTTATCATACCATTTATGAAAGTGACTAGTTTTATTCAGAAGACATTATTCCTAGATGGTAGTCCGTGGAGATTCCATGATAGGCCATACATATTTCCGATACTGAATAATACTATCGCACCAAGAACAGTTTTAATAGCAGGTCGCCAAGTAGAAAAGAGTACGATACTCGGAGGAAAGACAATAGCCGGAGCTATACAACTCCCCGGTACGAAGAGACTGTATGTGTCACCGACCGCAGAACAAACTGCTGTATTCTCAAGGTCGAAGGTTGAAGATGTGCTGAAAGCCAGCAAAGCTCTTAGCCGGGAATACTTTAACTTTAACAAGGGAAACAATGTAAAAGAGAAAGCCTTTAACAATGGCTCCAGGGTTTACTTTCGCAGCGCGTATAATAGTGCTGATAGCATTAGGGGTATTACGAGTTCCGATACTTGTATCGACGAAGTACAGGATATCATGACTTCGGTCATACCGATTATAGAAGAATGTTCTTCTCACATCCCTGACGCTACATTTACGTATTCTGGTACCCCTAAGACTTTAGATGGAACACTCGAAAGATATTGGCAGAGATCGAATCAACAGATATGGCTTATAAAATGTCTTCACTGTAATCATTGGAATTTCCCCGGGATGCGTATCATAAGACCCCCAGTTGGCACGGTGGCCGGTAAGCCTGGCCTATGGTGTGAGAAGTGCGACAGAGAGATATATTCCATACACGGGGTATGGGTAGCTCAAAGACCTGGGGAGACATTTACTGTAGGATATCATCTACCACAAATTATATTACCCCCTATCTATATAAACTGGACAAAGCTGTTTAATAAGATACTGACTTACCCAAAAGCCGAACTAATGAACGAAGTATTTGGTGTGTCATGGGATAGCGCTGAGAAACCGATCACAAAAACAGAGATTATAGCGTGCTGCAGTGATCTTCCGATCTCTGAAATTAAGCCAGGCATATGTGGACCTAATGATCTATTTATGGGAATTGACTGGGGCAGCGGAGGGCACTCGTTTACCGTTTTAAGTATAGGTGGTTTTGTAAACGGAAAGTATCACGTTTTTTTCGTGAAACGATTTATCGGGCTTGAGGCTGAAGTTGATTTCTTCCTTGGTTATATTGTTGACCTTGCAAGGAAATGGGGAGTTAGGGCCGTAGCTCCTGACTGGGGCTTTGGTTTTCACTTAAATGGCATACTCGCAAAACGATTAGCAAAATCTAAAATCATAACACTCCCGATTATGCACTCTACACAAAAGAAATTCATGACATGGAATGGACGATGGTACACTATAGATAGGACAGAGGCTATGGCTTCGTTATTTATGTCTATCAAAGAAAAGCGAATTGTTTTTCCTAAACAAGATCATTTTGAAACATTTATTAGTGATTTCACTAACGTTTACTCTGAATATAACTATAAAACAAGGAGATTACAGTATGACCACGGAGAAGATTCTCCGGATGACACGGTCCATGCTATTAACTATGCTTACATCCTTGCGTTGAAAAAAGCAGGTAAAATACAAGTTTCTGTAGATGAATCAAGATTATCTATGGATAAATAATGAGTTTAATATTAAAATAGAATGATGACAGAATATCGAGGGGTCTTATGACAAAACTTGAACTTGAAAGGGCGGCGATAAGAATAGCAAGATCACACGTATCAGACGGTGACGACATGAACGTAAAAATTGCGAACTTTGTTAAAGAAGCCGGCCTCACAGCAGAACATGCAAAGAGATTAACCGAAAGGTGTAATACTCAAGCTTTCAAGATCCAGTTTAAAAAAACAGCCAGTCAGGAATTTGAAATGGCTGATACTGATGTCATATTGGGGATACTTAATACCCCAGCCCCAATCTATAATGACCCTACCGTAGAATCAATGTTTAACTATGGCAATGAAGATATATCAAAAGCAGCCGAAGCTCCGCAACAAACCACCGTTAGATATGACGCACAGTTAGTTGCGGATCACATTAGTCGCATCGTTCAAGAAAAATATGATGATTGCTTTGTTGAGGCTAGAGACCTCTTAAAAGAAGCAAGAGCAATAATAAACCCCGAAGAAACACTAGAAAAAACCGCAGAGTATCTTACCAGTATGCCCAATGATCATTATCAGCTTGCTATAAAATATAAAAATCGTGTAGATGACCTCAATCTCGCTAAAGAAGCAATGCTCAAAAAAGAAGCTATTATTTCAGCGTTAGTCAACGGGGCTGTAGCAACAGCGGGTGGAGTTGTGGGCGGCGGGGCCAAATTAGTCGGAAAGCTTGGGTTTAATAAAACCGTAACCGGGGTTTTTGGTGGTATGGCTGCTCATGATGGGTTGAAAAAAGGCAAATATGAGGGCAGTCTAGGGAAAATTGCTAGCATAGATAAGACAGCTAAAAAGATGCCGCTCTGGCAAAGTGTAGCATTAGCCGCAGCTGGTATGACAGCCTTGGATCATGGGGTTGACATATTACAACAGAATATGAAACCCAAGTTTGATATGCAACGCCAAAGGAATGCATTCAACAGAATGATCCGGGAATATCCGGAGCTAAAAGAAGAGAACAACATTACTAACCATAAATATTTCTCCACGATCTTTAGACACGCTCCTGATATAGCTATGGATCCAATGGTGGCAGGTTCACTGGTTAAGACCTTTCATCAATTTGGTGGTGTTGATTACAACACCATTAAAGATCTCCGTCAAACACAAGCTCTTACCAATCCTAAGCCCATGTCTAGATCAGATCTTCTACAGAATAGAAGTAAAACACTGTCAGGTTTTGGGACGATCATGAAAACCTCATCTATCAGCGGCGTAGGAAAAGCTAAGTTGGAAACTCTTCACGCTCCGTCTGATATAGAGCTGAAGAATATTATTGAACGTGAAAAGGAAATGGAGATCCAGGGTAATACACTTGGATTAGCTACCGGCGCTATTGGTGGCGGGGTTATTGGAAAACAAATTGCAAAAAGAATGAGCAGAAACAAGGGGCTGGCGTTAACCGGCGCTATTGGTCTGCTTGGTGCTCTTGGTGGTTCAAGTCTGTTAGGTACTGCAGGAAAGGCAGCCGCAACGCTTGGACACAAGACCACAACGGGTACTAGCTGGAGCCCGAATGAATACGAGCTGGCACAAGCACTGCGGCATAATGTTCAATCAAATCCCGGTGAAGTCTATCACCATAGGCTTAAAAGAAAAATTTTACTTGGTCTGTAAGGAGGACTAAATTATGTCTATTGACGGAAAACAAGCACTCGCTAAAATCGCATCTCTTCAGGAAGTTCAAGGTGCTGACACCTTTGAAAAACAAGCTGAATATGAAATGCACAAAATTGCCGGCATGAAAATTGCCAGCGACGAATTGGCTGAAATGTCTCAAGCCCTGTTGAAAATTGCTGAAACCGCAGCTGTCCTTGCTAACGCAATGCAAGAGACTCACGAGGAAGAAGCAATGCAACTTGAAGAGATGATCGGCTAACATGATTGAAAAGCGGATTGAAGTATCTATAGAGGATACATTCTGGGACTCCTGGAATGTGGACGAAGCTTTGGTAAAGTCAGCTTCTTTTAATAAAGAAGGCGCTATTCCGAAGGTAGCCCAATCTATGCTCAACAGAGAGTTTGACCCGCGTTTTCGATACATTCTTGTGTCAGCTCTGGGCTCCGGAGAATTCTGGGGCCCAAACTTGCGTGGAGATTATTTCCCTGAAGAAGATCTTCTGGGGATGCAGAATCAAAATGAGCTTAGGAAAGGCGACACAAAACCTGTCCAAAGAATCAAAACCTTTTTAACCGCAAAATACTTTAGACGGCATAGAAATAAAAAAACAGATCCTAACTTTGGGCATGTTGTAGATGTCGTGTTCGACCCGGAGATGCATAAGGTGATACTTCTAATCGCAATTGATAAAGAAAAGGCACCTGATATTATTGACCGAGTTGATAACGGGGAACTCACTGCTGTAAGCATGGGCTGTAATGTTAAATATGATGTATGCAGTATCTGTGGGAACAAGGCTAAGACTCTAAAAGATTATTGCAAACATCTTAAATATGAGATGGGAAAAGTATACCCAGATGGCAGAAAGGCTTTTGCTATTAATACTACCCCATACTTTTTTGATATATCTGACGTTGTAAAGCCCGCATGGGAAGGTGGTTACCAATTAAGGAAAATTGCCTCTATGGACGAAGAAGTCGGATATCAGTGGGAAAATGATCCAAACCGATGTATAATGACAGATAGAGGAAATGATATTAGTGATAAGGATAGACTCATTGGTAATATCATAGCAGATGAACCACATCTACCAAAAATAGCTATGGAAAAACTTGCTGAGATTCCTCTTCAGTCAGCACTTGGAGCATTTTCATTGTCAGGAATCATCCCAAAACCTTCTGAATTTAGTTATCTCGTTTATCGCGAATGTGGTATGGATAAAGAAGCGGAAGCAATTCTTGGAAAAGATATGTATGTTGAAGAAAGTACTGGTGCTGACGAGATTATCGTTAAAAAGGGCACTGACGCAGTTATTGCGTCTTCACGTATATTAAATAAGTTTGCGCATGTTCGGAGTGAGAACACCTTACCTGATCGTGCATATAGTTTCCTTGTTAAAGAAGCTAGTCTGAGTCCCAAATACCCAGATAGTTCTATGAATAAGGAAGTGGGGAATTACATTAGTTCGTTATACCAGAACTTTGTAAAAAAAGCTGGGTTTAGCACAAAGAGTGTTTTAGCCCTTTCTGGCCTTGCGGCCCCTCACATTTATCGCCAATTTCACCCCAGAAAGTTTAGCAAAAGTACCGCGCACACGCTTGGTACGGTTGGTTTTCTTTTAGGTGCTGGGCACAAAGGTATTGGAAAAGCCGTGCACTCGCTTGGCCGAGGCATTGGAAAAAAAATCTCATAAAGGAGGGACGTCAATGTCTCACTTAGAAAAATTTGCCGAGCTGGTTACTAAGAATCCCGAGGAAATGGATAAAGCTATCGAGAAGCTTGCTTCTGCGACTGCGGAATCCCAATGGAGAGCTAATCAAGCACTTCTTAACGGTATTTCCGAAGAGTTTAAAAAGACTGCCAGCGACATCATTTATGGTATCGACCGTTTAAGCAATACGCTTCACAAATTCGCAGCAGAAGCACACCAGATTCAGGGCCCTGTTGCTCCTGGGCCCCCTACTAGTATTGGTGGGGACAATCTGAATAATGTTCCCAGTATGAACTATGATCAGCAAAAAATCACAACCGAAGAAGTTCGTTCAGCAGTAAAAGAGCTCATCGATACTAAAGGTGACGGAGCTGCACCAGAAATCGTACAAGTAGCCCATACTGCCACACAAGCAGCTGATGGTCCTACTCACGCTGGTGCCGCATGCAGAACAGCAGCTAACGAAGTTGTTAACGCTGCGACTGAAGGCAAAATGTCAAAAGAAGTCGCTAGTGAAGTTTCCGCTCATCTCGAGCAACTGGAGCAATTTGCCGACTCAATTGTAGGAAGCTGATTCCAGCCAAGGAGGCAAATATGACTCGTATTAATATTGAGCAAATAATCGCAGAAGCTGCAAGCGAAGATCTTTTCGCTAAACTAGCTGCAGAAGAAAATGCCCCAGCTGAGCCTCCTGGCACAGGCGGAGGGCAAGCTCCGGAACCATCTGCCGCTTCTGATCCAATTTCATTATTGAATCAACTTAAAGAAAAAATCATGCAGCTTCGCGATCAACTCGGCTCAGAAGGAGCGGCGCCCCCTGCTGCTCCAGGAGCTGCACCCATGGTAGCTGATCCGGCTGCCGCTGCTCCTATGGCAGCAGCCCCGGCCGCTGCTCCAGCAGTAGATCCAACTATGGCCCCAGCTGCCGCTCCCGCAGCAGCCCCAGCTATGGTACCGGAAGCAGGAGCCCCTCCAGCCGTTGACCCGGCAACAGGAGCCCCGATGCAACAACCACCAAGCGAAGTGACTCTTACGGTCCCAGCTGGTGCAACCGTTAAAGTTGCTAGTGCGTTGGCTGCAATTCATACTTATGGAGGTTTGTTGTGATGGAACTCTTCGACGAAATCATTAACATTATCGATCAAGTAATTGCGTCATTGCAAGACGGTAATCAGAAAGCTAAAGAAACAGAAACAGCCGAAAAGACTGCTAGCATTCTTGCTGAAAAGAACATTATTCAGCCATCTTCTATGGAAGAAGTGAAGAAAGTTCTAATGAGTAAGACAGCAAGCGCATCAGATCTCGCAGAACTGCTTGAATCAAACGATAGGTCTTTTTCCGCTGTCTCTGTCGAAGATAGCTCATCAAATGACGACTCAGCCAGTAGCGAACTTCGTGACTGGTATACTGGATAAGGAGGCTTAAATGCTTGACATTCAAAAAGGGTATGGCGGGAATAGTTCTGCCTGCTATGCCGACACTGTAGACTATGACAAAGACAGTATTGTCGCCCCTCTCCCGGCGCTTTTTGTTCCTGGAGTATGGGTAGATGGTCCTGGCGGAAATTATACTCTTGCCGCAGCTAACGGTACTCAAACTGCCGTTCAAATTTGGGAAGGCCATGAACATGGAATTACTTCTGGAAAACTTACTGTTTTAAAAGGAAATTACAGAGCCGCTACTGATAAAGTAGATCTCGGTGCCAATATCAATGCCGGGGATCCACTCACTATTAATGCAGACGGACATCTCATTGAGGCCGGTGGGGGTCATGTTGTGGTTGCCACCTGTATTGAAAACTGGACTGCCCCCGCTGCCCCTGGCGACTCTTACGACCCAATTGTATTTGAAGCTTGTGCTCCTGGCTCAAGACGAACGGCATAAGGAGATAACACATGATCAACACTATGAATTCTCTTTTCATTGAAAAGGCAGCCCAAGAGGGGCTCGACAAAACCGCAGAACAGCTCTCTACGTACTTACGTAGTAAACTTCGCCAGGACGGCGTTGTTCGCAGAGTGATTGCCCCCGTACCTATTACTGATACAGACCTTGAGCGTACTGTAGACGATAATATCCCTCGCGTTATCATGGACAAAGAACCTGATACCGTAGCAATGGTGATGAACTTCCGCGATGAAGGCGACGTCAAATTTTTCACTTCTGACAAATATGAAGCCAAATTCTTCAAAGTGGAAACTGAACATCTGAAACGCACTGAGATTGAACTCTCTACTATTAGAATGCCCATCGAAGAGATCCTGAAGCAAACTTCTATTTTTGAAATTCAGAAAACAGAAGACAAGTATTTCTGGGAACTTCTAAATAAGGGCGTTATCGCGGCTGACGGTGGTACCGGATCTCACGATATTCCTGCACCCATCCCCCCCGCGACCGCTATGCTCGATCTGACTACCATTTCTGAAATGGCAAAAGCTCAAGTAAAAACCCATGCTCGTGCTCATACTTTTATTGTATCTGAATCTAGATGGTTAGATATTCTTCAGTATGACTCCGTTGCTGCCGGTGATTCCAAAATGAGCGAAATCCTCGTTGATGGTTACAAGTATCACACTCTTGGCGGATACAACTTTGTAACATCCATCGAGAACGATGTCTGGCTTGATAACCAAGCCTGGTGTTTGCCTGCCCCACAGTTTCTTGGATCCTTCTTTCTCTATGGAGACCCAAAACATTGTGTCGACAAGAGAGGCGATCAGTTCGAATTTTGGGCTTATGAATACCCAGCTATGGCAATTGGAAACATTGACCATATCATTCGTTACACATTCTCATAACACCGCTAAAGGGCCCTACGGGGCCCTTTATCTATGGAGCTAATATGAAATATAAAGTAAAAAAAACATGCCTGATTAATAGAAAATTTATCAAGGCTGGCACAGAGATTACACTTTCAAAAAGCCAAGAAAGTGATCCTAAGATGAGAAGATACATCAATACACATTTGATTCCTATATCACCTATCAAAACCCCACCCCCGGTAAAAGTAAAAACCCCAGACCCGGTTGAAGCAAAAACTGAAGAAGTAAAAACCCCAGACCCGGTTGAAGCAAAAACTGAAGAAGTAAAAACCCCAGACCCGGTTGAAGCAAAAACTGAAGAAGTGAAGACCACGCCTAAGCGTCGTGGACGTAGAGCAAAGAAAATATCTGAATGAACCGTCTAATCAAAATGCTGCGTCATTTCTTAATGGACGCTGCCAACAAGAACATTTTAAAAGGGGTTGAGGAGTATTCAGACGAAGATCTAAAGTTCTTTTTGGAGATGGCATTAGATGATTGGAATACAACTCCTCCCCCCATTCCTTTTGCCACCATTGAAAATCACATATCGCCGCGTTTATTGATCTACGGCGCAGCTCTTATAGCTATGCAGTCAAGCGGCATTTTACAAATAAGAAACTCTCTTAATGGCTATAGCGATGGTGGATTGCACATCCCTATTATGGAAAAAGGCCCGGCATATAATAACCAGGCCATGATACTTCAGCAACAATACGAGAGACAAAAGTTACAGCTAAAAAAAAGCCAGAACATCCGGAGAGGATGGGGCAATGCCTCATCCTCTGAATGGGTTTGGGAGTGGGGAACCCTAAGATAACTTCATTTCAAATCTCCAGTTCCCGGTAGCGTAAATAGGGTAAATACCATTTTTTTCTAAGATTTCGTTAGCTGTCAGATTCTGATTATAAGTATCCGGGAAAAGATCCTCTAGCTTGTGCTTTTGGTATTTTTCCCTTTTAAATATTTGTCTAGTATCTGTGTAGAATAATTTCGGAGGGGTTTCCCCAACCAGTTTAAAACCATTTTTTACGTATACATTGTTCGCAGAATCCGGGGTCCAATCCTGGTCTGCATACGTAATAATTTTTGATGGGGATATCTCTCTAATTGCTAACTTAAGTAATTTAGAGAATCCGCCAGGAACAGAATACCCCATTTTTGTGGCAAACCTTGCTATTTCTATAACACCCGGGATAGCTTTAGGGTTCCGAAATTCCCGTATTGATAATCCACATAGAATTTCACCATTGCTATCGACTAATCCATAACTCCACTTTGCCGGCGTTGAGCCATGTAAATGATTTTCGTCAAAGAAACTAGTTACTTTTAAGCTCTTAGCTTCTAGCTTTCTAGCCCCAACGGATTTTTCAGAAACTCCTAATATACTTCTTATCATTGATTTTATAATAGTAATATCAGCACTTTCCCATATATGGTACAGTCTATAACCATACGCTAAAGAATCCTTTGTTTTTTTAACGTGATAATCTTTGCCTGTTATGTGTGTATTGTAAATATGATGATAATAAAGCCCGTTTATTTCAAACGCTACTTTATGAGATGGGCATATTATATCTAACTCCCTCCTACCGGGTAGTATGTTTCGTACTGTCCTCTTCACAGTAATATGGAGAACGTCATTAATATACTTGCCGATATCAAGCTCTAATCTTGATATTCTTCCTACGTGACATTTCGGACATTTGGGTAGAGTAACAATATCATCTTCAAATTTAGTACCACAATCAGAGTGTAGTAATTTATATTGTCTATGTTTATGCTCTTCCGTCCATAAGGAAATATACGGCTCTAATAGCGTAAATCCATTAACCTTTAACCAGGCAATGCGGTCATCTCCTGTCTTTTCCATTATTTTGATTTTTCTAACTTGCGAAGATAAGTATTCATTATTCCTCCTTGCCGGTAAAATCTCTAACCCCCTTTCCTTAAATTCTCGTAAAAGAGTATTCTTTGAAATTTTGTACTTTCTCGCAATAACGTCCGCAGACTTTCTGGACTCAATATACTCAGAATGCAGGGCAGGAATTATATCTATTTTTTCTTTTGTTAAACCAAGTTGTTTAAAATGTTTCAAAAGGGTTATCGTAGAAATATTATACTCTTTAGCGATAGATTCTAGTTTTTCTCCATTTGAATATCGACTGAATAAATTCTTATATGGGACCGTATTTCTACATAAACCAAGTCGATCAAATGCAGTCTTGAGAGATGGCGGGGATATTCTAAAATGTACTGCTGTATCTTTTATGGTTGCATGATTATACATATACCAATCATGGTATCTTTTGACATCTTCTTCAGAGTGCTTCCGTGGTTTTCTAATTAGAGATGGGGCTAGCCTAAGCCTTTTGAAACCCCTTGTTAACGTGTTCTTACCTATTCCATATTTTTTTGCTATATCAGCGTACGAAGCCCCGTTAACATGCTCTTCATACATTTTTCGTATTTCTACGTCAGTTCTTTTTTTAGGCATATTTTCTCCTACACAATTATTTTAGGTTAAAAGCCTAACAGAGAACTTATACCATATCAAATGCTTTTCCCACTTCCGGTTCTAGTAGGGGCTTGTGCTTGCGGCAACGGCTGTATTTTTATTAAATCAGGATTAGATTGCTCTTGTTCTTGCGGCGCTTCTTTTATCCCGTACAACTCATTAACCACTTCCTTGTGAAACTCGGGATCAGAACTAAGCATAGAAGATAATTCATCCTGCCTCGCCATAGTATCAAGCTTCAAAAGCTCCCTGGCCACTGCTCTAGGTGACCGCAAAAACGACCCACCAAGTACTTTATTCTGTGACGCCATATTGAGCTGCTCTCCACGCTCTTGTTGTGCAGATTGTGCATCAATCTGAGCTTTAGCGTTTTCCGTAACATTCACCTTTGCGCCTGCAGCATTGATCTCAGAAATTACTTCGTTGATTTTTACTCTTTGTTTTTTCTCGGCGACTATTCTTTCGTATTCAGCATCAGCGTCGAAGTCATACTCATGAAGAAGTGTCTCGTCGCTTATCTTGTTGAGTTGATTCAGATTAAGCGATAGCTGTTTACGTTGTAAGTCATCAGCCATCTTGAACTCTTCGAACTTTATTTCAGCCTTATCAAGCTTGTTTAATTTGATTCCAACAAGATTCTTAAAAAAGCTTAAAAATTGTTCATGAATATGTCTATATCTAATTATCCTATTTTCAAATTTACGGTGAGCTACTAATGCTCCGGACCACTGCATACCGCCGAATACAAACTCATACGGTATGCCCATTTCAGCTAATACACGCCTGTCACTGGCTTCGATCTCTTGAGACAACGTAAGCATCTTCCCGTCTCCGCGAATACGACCCTTACCTACTGGGACAGGAAAAATAGCTAGTTCATTTGGGTCTGTCTGCCACTTTTTAACCTGAGCCGACACCTTCTGTTTGAAATCTCCAAGATCAAGCATCTCGAGAGGATCATTACTACTCTGTTGCTCAGGAAAGAGATATTCTAATGGCGTCAAATGATCAGAAGCTATCGATTCTTGAGCCTTGCGAATTACGAATCCCAAAAAAGCTTCCTGCCATGCTGGATACACTAATGGTAGGCCCCATGGATCAAGATTCAGATCTGTAATATCACTGTTCTTATAATGGAATAAAAAGTCAGATTTTATTTCTACAGCCTTATGCCTTTTAGAGGAAGCGACGACCCAGTCCCAGGGCATATGCTCGATAAAAAATAGATCCCCCTTTCTTATAGATCTTGTTTCATATTCAGGTATTCTGTAGAAGAATCTGGACGTATCTGTTATATGTATGTGCTTGATGTACATATTAGATGGCTCTAAGCATCTAATTTTTATTCTCTCAGGTACATTCGTGTAGATATCTTTGTGCGTAAACTTAACAGATTTTTTGCACTTGGGGCAAAAGCCGTGAAAAGCAGGGTACCTGAAAGTTAGCTTTTTTATAGAACTAAAGTTAAATGAGTGTGAGTTATCGTTCGAACATATCAACTTCCTCTCAAACGGAAAATGTACCACAACAAAGGCATTTCCGGAGGCCCAGTAGTTTGTCCCTATTTCAATTAATGAATCTTGTACCTTCAGTTTTTTGTTTAAGAGCTCTTCCCAGAAATCTCCCTCAGAATCATTTTCGACCCTAATCTTAGTTACGGGATAAGACGCTAAATCCTTTACGGCTTGGTTCACAACCCCGTGCCTTCTGTAGAGCATCTTCGACCACTTGAGAATATCAGAAATATTAGTGGGAACCTCGAACCGAAGCATATCAAAAAATCTGACAGGATATTGCATCCTTCCGTTTCTTCCTGTTCTTGCTCTCTCAGTTATTGACATATTGCTGCAACCTATAGTAATTAAGGACTTGGTAAGTTATCGGGTCATCCTCGTCTAACGAGCCTGGACTAGATATTTGTGCCAATACTTCGTTTTTGAACGATGGGGTAGTCTTGGTTAACTTATCCAACTCTAATTGTACCATCTCTGGCAATGGCAATACAATCATTCCTTCATCAAACGCTACAACGGCTATATATTTTGCCACCTCTTTAGAAATACTAACTCCGGACTTTTTAAGAGCATTAAATCCACGCATAACCTCGTCAAGGCTACACGGCTCTAACAGTCCAAAGCAATACGCATTACCAGATACATGATGACAGATATTTTCAAATATCCTCCAGTCCTCAATCATGACAACTCTTTAAGTACCATTTCTTGTATAGTTGGATCAGCAGACTCAAGTGTTTGCGGCTTGTGTTTAAATTGCATCGCTTGTGCTGGATCAAAGAGGTTGTTAAAGTTCACCGTCTTCAGGTCATCGACCAATATTTTATCACCATTTAGAGTTATCGAGGGAGCTTCCGGGGTTTTCCCCCCACCCATAACAGTCAAAACTGGGTCGGGTACAAGTTTGTCATACAAGGGCTCTAAGCCGAGCAAGCTATCCAGCTTAGATAAAACTTTGATAAGAATACTAGGATCCTCTTTCTCCGCTCTCAAAGCTAGCTGGGCAATCCCCTTTCTGGCGTCATCGTCCGAAACAAGGCTTTTTCTAAGAATAATGTTTTCTGCGACATTTTCACTCATCTCGTTGGAGGCATATTTTTTAACCGTGGGGGTCAAGTCTTCTGCCGTCTTACTTAATTCTTGTGCTATTCTTCGACGTTCTCTCCAGTCAACTTTGCTATAATTTTCTTCAAAATCAGCCATCGCCTCTTTTACGGTCTGCTGTCTGGTTGTGGCTACCTTTTTTGGTGCACCAGAAAGAGACAGGTCAAAGTTAAACCATGAGGCAGCCTTGATCATATTTTCCCTAGCTTTATCGTATTCATTCTGGTTGAGAATACGAGCAGCTCGTTGTAAATACTCAGCAGACTTCTCAATGGCATCACGATTATTAATCGGGTACCTACGAGCTTCCGGGAGAGCAAAAGCATTATCAGACAAGTCGTCTAACATCTGTCCCGTTTCGTCTTGCTGATCTAAAATTCTTCCTGCGTATTTAAACATATTGTCTCCTTAAGGTTCTACTGGCTCAACGCCACCTTCGTCTACAGTATACGGGAGGCACTGAAAGCCAAGTTTAGGACTATAATATGGAGTTGTTCCTGGCGGGCATAAGGGTGGAACATCAATACAAAGCATATCTTTCTCTTTAGTTCCATTGTTGTATTCATCCCATGGAATAAGACCCCATTTAGCTACTGCGTCTGCGTACATTGTTGCGTTAGTTGCTGACGGCATAAATACCTTGAATGTATACCAAGCACTAAAGTTACCATCATTTAATTCAAATCGTATTCTCAACTCATCAGCGAATGATTCTGGCAATGAACTACCCGCCGAGAATTTCACATAACTATAATAAGCATACCCATTTTCATAACTTGTGATTCTGGATGATGGAATAGCGGTAGTTTCTAAGACAATAGTCATTCCAACACTGTTACTATAGCTGTTACCACTTTTTGTAAGTGTATAAGAAGTGGATTCAAGTTGAATTTCCCCGTTAATCTTAAAAGCTGTTGCACTTTTTGCTACGTATTGATACTGAGCTATCGTGCCACCTACTCCAGACATAACATCGTCTGTGGTCAAAGAGTAGAAACTTTGCAATCCACCTGACCCACATTCTCTCGTGGTCTTCTTTATCGACCAGCAGGGAAATTCTATAAGCCCTGAGTTCCAAGCACCCTTTGTGAGTTCAACAGTATTCCACTCGGAAGAATTCTTTAGCCCGGTGCTCAAATAAACATTAGTACCCATGTCGGTGCTATCCATCAGTGATGAAATAGGATTTCTGTAACGAACACCATACTTGGTGGACGTACCATCTATATTCACCCATACAGCTTCTAAGTCACCACCAGAGCTACCGTGAAGCGTAACTGATATTCCTGTCATATCCTGCGTGAATTCTGATCTGATAAGATCATTCGGCATTGCGTTAACTGCAATAATTAATCCCGAGATATCGCTGGATTCTTTATACCCAGCATAAAACTCTCCCCAGGTAACATAACTTGTCCCACTAGGCATTGGTACCGAATTATTTGTAAGAATCTCTATTACGTTCCTAAAGATCGCTGATTTAATGGGCTCAGTTCCATTAACTTCTGTAGCTTCGGCTGATGACATATACCAAATCTCCCCAGCACTCGTACCGGAGGTAAACACCTGAGAGGCACCGCTGATTACCGGGGCGGCGATTTCTTGTTCACCATTAGTAGGGGGGTTCACAGAGAACGAAGCAGCAGACGTAAATGCGTATGTAATTGTTTCCTGGGTTGTTGGACAACTCATGACGGCTCCAGAATGATCTAATGCCTCAGCTTTTACATCAAAGTCTGGTTCAGCGTTTGTAACAGTAAGCCCAGCAATCGGGTTGGCAACCAACGTCCATGGCGCTGAACTGGATTTTCTATAGTAAAGATCCACTCCGAAACCGCCGTACGTAGCCGGGCCATTAATTTCTGTAATATCCAGTGTACCGCTCTCAAAGGGGCCGTCATCGATGTTTGGCGTAAATGTGAAATTATACTTAGAATCGTTTAGCCTTATGATATGACTAGCATAGCTCACATAGTCATGCCATGAAACTCTGGTTTGGACTTCAAGTAAATCGTCATCATTCACTGTGATGCTTAAAGCCTTAAGATAATCATCGACACCTTCCTGGGGAAGAGTATGAATGATATCAACCCACGGCTCAGAAGTAGTGTAATCTCTAACCGTCCCGGGCGAAACAAGGACACGATATTCATATTCGAAATCAACTCGTGATTCCATAACCTCAATCTCACTGCCGGGCCCGGTCGTAAGAGCTGTTCCGTTATCGAACATTTTCTTAAGAATATTAGCAGAGTGGCAGTTGCCTGTTCCGGCTACAGCCATAGCTGATTGCATCGAACACATATACGGGGCCGGTCCACCAGTGTTGCTTTTCATTGTGATAACTAGTATCCCGCTGTTACCAGTGGCCGCGCCAGCGTTAAACCCCTCAGCTTTAACTACTACAATATTCCACGGCGACATGTTGATAATATTCTCAAACCCAACCCCACTATCGGTGATGCTTACGGGGTTTGTTGTTCCGTCATGCAATGAAGAGTAAGAGAAAACATTTGACCAATCTGCTGTAGTCGGCAATGTCGTTTTTCTGGATCCGCTTGGTTGATAAACCTCAACGAAATAATCAGCATCAAAGGCCACGCCACCTTCTCGATAGCTCATGTCAAGACTAGACACTCCCGCCGGAGCTCCGGTAGTGTGGGCATGATAATCATAGTCGGGAGAAGTCGCAAATAGAACCTCGCCACCATTTGAGTTATCTTGGTATGACTTAGAAAAATATGTATTCTTCGCGTTAGCGATATTAGAATTAGAGGCTATACCGTTGAGATCTTTAGCTATTGCCCTAATCTCAAAATCTACCGGTACATTTGTAAGCGGGTTAACCCCAGCCAATCCGCCAAAACTGTCAGGTTGAATATTGACAGAAGCATTAGGTGACCCGATAAGCGTACCAGAGCCAATAAAATCTGGATCAGCGGGCGATAAGCCGGCGGTATAGGAAACTTGATAATTCGGGTCCCCGGTTACATCGATACGTGTTCCATCTTCAAGTTTTTTGAAAAGTATGAAGTAATATTCCCCGGACTGATCTTCGCACAGTTGCTGCGGGCCGCAAATTTCGATTTCCATTTTAATATCAGCAGCTAACTCATATTGTCCAAGCGCGGTGGATGATTTCCCTGAATATGATGTACGAACTTGCATATCTGTCAAATCGCCCAATGATCCGTCAATAGAAACGGATGCGGGTGCGTTACCTATGCTGGTCCAACTGCCTCCGTTGTACGATACTTCGAGTTCAGAGTTAATGGCTATACCACCCTGGGAAACACTGATATCTACAGATACGGGGGACCCGGGTGAGTATGTTCCAGAAGCTGGGGATAATGAGATAACAAGTGCTGTAGTATCTATGTTATATGTTGCGCTACCGTTTGGAGCAATACTCCCAATATCAGGAAGGTAACCACCGTATCTCACGGTTGTAGTCGAAGACAACGTAAATGGCCCTGAACCAAGTGTACCAGTTTCATCAGTATACAGAATAGTACTCCCAGCCGCACTACCGTCAGTAGTCCAAATCGGGGTTGTCCCATCCAACGTGTAATAAATTCTTGCGTTAGAAAAATTCCCGGCTAATGTAATAGTTTGGCTTGTGAAATAATCACCAGCAACTGGTGATGGTGTAATGTACAAGTGTTTTGGGGCTAGAACTACTTTCAAAATAAATACTTGAGACATAACTCCGAGTGATTCTAACTTAGCCTGATATTTAATATAAAACGTTTTTTCTTCAAACGAAGAAATATTGATACACCCTGTGTATAAGTTTAGTGGGGCAGCGTTCTCGTCAGTTGTATAGTAAATTTTTGCGTTAGGCGATGTCGCAATAAGTTCAATGGACATAGATTCTTCTAACGTCTTATATTCATTCTGGATAATAATATCCGTTCCGCAAAATGTAGCAATTACGCCAAGGTCCATACTTGCCTGGTCAGTGAAGCCGTTTAGCTTACAGTCAAGGTAATTAGTCATTTGCCAGAGTTGCCTCAGTGGCACATTAACAACCTCACTACGTACAGGAGCGCGATATGGTAACAGTGTCAAACTATTGACATCTTGACAAATAGAAAAATCAATAGTTGCCGGTTCATTAGGAATAGGATTGGCAGGATCCGTAATATCCATATCTTTGATGTCAATAACATGAATCTCGTAATTCGGCAGTAACGTGTCAGGATCAACCCCGTATGGAAACGTAATAATAATATCTAACCAATTAAGGCTCCCCATTCTCGCGCTGGAGTACGTAATAAGAAAAGGCGTAGGGCCCCCAGCTATTAAGTAATTATTAGCAGGAGTCGCTTGATCTTGAACTTCCTTGTCGTACCATGCTGCATTTACTTGATCATATTCAAAACCGTTGGGGACAGAGGCGGACGGAGTAACTACAGGGTAATACTTGGCAAAACCCGTGGCTGTTTGTTTTGCTGGATCAACAACACGAAAGATAAAGGTATCCTCTTCGATTGTTCTTCCGTCTAGATAAAAGCGGAATACCCCATAAGATTTGCTCAGATCGCCTGGGATAACATTCTGAAAATCAAGATTGATATAATCTTTGTCAAATTTATACGCCATATTCCGTTTCCTTTAATAAAAAATTGTCCATGAAATAGTTGTTTTAAGTCCCGCTATTTTTTTTCTTTCGTCAAAACCAACCCTCGCAAACATTGTACCATCTTCTTGATATAATCCTAACTCATTATAGAAAAAAGTTGGAACAGAAGTCTCTAGGTCTACCTCAAAAGTGGCTATATTCGGAGTTATGACAGACGGGGTACAATCTGGGTTTTTCTCCTTTCTTATGATAGCCCTTTCAGCAACCATTACCCCGGAGCCGTCATCAACATTAATCGGTGTAAATAAAGATACGTCTTTATTCACTGTCGGGAGAGTTACAGCAGCACCTGCCACACGATAATACCCAAACCGCATCCCGCTAATAGGAGAAATTGGAGCAGCTACATCACCAAAAAATCGATCACGAATTTGTGTTCTAACCTGCATAACGACGAGGTTCGCAACAACACTATCGAAAACATTTCCGTTAGGAAGGCACTCAGTTATCCGTACCCGACCTTTTATTCTTCCGTATTTATCTAACATGTGAATACCCGACCTAATTCGTAAACCCACTTTATAGTTAAAAAATAATCACCTTTTTCAACTTCGGCAAGTAATTGTGCGTAGCTAAGCAACTTTTCCTGCGGATAAGTATAATGCCTATAAACGAGTTCCCATGTGTTGTGCCCTACCGGGTCAGGCCGCGAGACCCTAATAATATCACTATGATTAATAGGTAAGTCAGTTACTTGCATAACCTCATCAGCAACCTTAATATAGCTACCGATTGCTAGATTAAGACGAAGTCTTTCTCCAACTGAAATTTCTGTGTCAGTTTCTGTTATAGCTTTTCTCAGCGTAGCTACCTCATCATACGGCCTGTAGGGAACCTCTCTAACCGTGAGTGTCGCAACATTAAAATTCGGAACTACATCAGTATCTTTATACGTTGTGATGACCTCTACGCCAACGCCTCTAAAATCAGCCCTATCAATAGGGTATGAATCAGAGATTCTTTTGACAGCCCTATTGCTTATCCCTACCCACTGGTGTTCGTTAATCATCCTTTCAAACGTTATCTCAAATTCATCGTTAAACTTATTTCTTTCATTTACAGCGGGGTCAGGGTCGGTATACGCAGGAATAAGGTTCCTGTTCCATAGATAAAAATTCACTACTTTATAGCTATGCTCCGGCCCTAATGACGACAGAAATCCAAGCATACCTTCTTCTACAACAGTATTTTGCTTAATCGTATTAAACACTGTTCCTGATTTATCGTGCAGGGTTATCTCAACCTTGCCATTGAGGGTAAAAGTCTCTCCAAACATAATTACTATTATAGCTCAAAATCGATAGGTAAGCTATAGCCTTCAGGAGTCTTGTCTATATAAAGTAATCCCCTTTCAATTTTCTCGCCGTCTACCCATAATTCCCAGAACTTGTAATGATCGTTATGCCAGTCATTCACAAGCCGGTTAACAGTAACTTCGGGCTCGACTATTAAACGATATTCATACTCATCATTCAACATCCCTATGCTGAACCTGTAAAATTCTTTATTATGACAATCAAAGAAGATGAGCTCGCAATCTGTTACATCCTTATTGAATTTTAGGACTAGTGTTTTCCTGGAGTTGTAGATAATTCTAATTGATCGCATCATATCTTAATCCTCAATTATTGTCTCTGCCAATTCACCATTCTTGTCAGTTATTACGATGACAGTATCTACCAGCTCGTGGTTCAACAAGACAATCTGATATTTATACTCTTTACTCATTAACTCTACATGCTCATGGAATATTTCGATTATTCTCTGATCCTGGGTTAAGGGAACCAGGCAGTACATATCATTCAGATGCTTAAGCGCTTCAACATACCCATTTTCATCATTAGAATGAATCGGGTAGTAATAAATAGGGTATCCCTGAGATGATTTCAGGGCTAAGCTGACTGCTAGCCCGACAGGGTTGAGTTCGTCTACTGTCACTTCATCGTCAGAAAATACCTCTGTAAGCCCCCCCGGGCTAAGTACCTTATACCTAATTTTCAGCTTGGTGCTATTAATGTATTTATCTTCTATATTCACGAAGATACCATTTTCCTGAATAAAGATAGGTGTACTCTCTCTCCCGGACATAACACGGTAATTCCCGACCCATTCTCTGTCCGCATAATCCAAAGTGTGCTTTTTAAATATAATTTTCGTGTATTTACCTAATTTGTTAATGACGGTTTTTTCGACTACGAAAGTCCTTCCGTCATTGATTGTTTCTCTGGAAAACGTCAGATTGACCATAGGCATCCATACTGTATCCCCAGGTTCTACGTCTTTGAAATCGGCTGTCTCGTCTATGAGCCATTTGTCGGTAACGAGATATCTTGTCGTGTAGTCCTTGGGCCTTTCATATATGACAGAAAGACCATCGCCAACAGTAATAGTTAAATCTTCCGGATTTTCATGCGGCAAAGTCAACCTATAAGTCCTTGAATTATAGTTGTATAACTCTAAAAACTCTGAAGAAAAACGAACAATCTCCCAGTAGTCAACAAATTTTCCGTCACAAGTATTTTCATAAGCTTGGTCGAGAAAACCCCCTTTGTAAAACCTAGACTTATGATTGGCGAAGTAGATCACTTCGCCCTCTATCATTTTCGGACAATCAATAGTAGGAATGCCCAGTGAATCAACTAGATAAAATTCCGATTCATAGATCCCGGCAAGCTGTGCGTGGTTGCCGTAACAAACGACTACACCACTTCTCTGAATTTCAAAAAATGTATCAATATCATGGTTATCCAATTCGGGGCTATCGAACACTATTTTATTCGACGATTTAAAGAGAACCCGATGTCTTCTGCCTGTGAAAAATATAATCTCATCAAGAGGTTGGGGGGTATAACTAGGAACATCCCAGAACCCAAACTTCATTTGTTCTGTAGACTCTATATATCCTTCGCCGTTATTATATGGAGGGACCTGATGCTTGTACGTAAGCGCTTCATGATGATAGTAAAAATCAACAGTATCCGGAATTGCTAGATCTCGAATCTCCCATGTTGCGATAATTGGTTCACTAACCGCCGGATTGGCGGAGTGGGGCCAATCATTCGTAAACACTGGAGAATCCAGATATAACAACTGGTTCGCATGGTCGTAGTTGATAATGACTTTTCGTAACCCGTTGCCAAATAACAAGTATTTACCAATCGGATTTAAAAGCGATAAATCAGGGAACCCTGGGTCTAGCACGTAAATGAGGCTCTCTGAATGTGTCTCTATCGTGTCTAGGAAGTTATCCCCACTAGCTACAACATCGTAACTAAAATCAACCTCTCCATTGAATATCTCATAGCGAGGTCCGACTATTGCCGTTTTTAAAAATGATGGTCGGTAATTGAGAGGGCGCTCTAGCGCCCTCTCTGTAGTATTGACCGTCATCTTCTTACTGCGTGCTTCCAGATATAGTCGAAATCCCGACACCCTTAATAGGCATTGATCTTTCAAATTGGAAACTCACACCTTCCATAATAACGTTTGACCCCGCTGTGATTCCCCAGTTATGGCTCTGAATAACCATTCCTTCGAGATATACACCACCTATAGGTCGACCACCATTATCTTCCATGAACACAGCCATTCCGAATGAAGCCCCGAAACGTTCATCAAACAAAGACAACCAGAGTGAACTGTTGTTATGCCCTTCGGACACTTTAGATTCACTACCTGGCGAAGTGATCGTCTTCAGCACTTGAGCTAACTCAGCACTAGCCGTTCCCTTATTCGCCCCAAGTTGTCCCTCAAGACCCTGCGAAGTAATTTTACCATGCTCATCGTATGTTGCACTATAAAGCGCCCTCATCAATGACGGTCCATTATAAATAAGGCGTTGAATAGTTCCGCCGCCAATAGGAGTACCAGGAACAAAATGAGTCCTTTGACTCCCAATTTCGCCTATACGCTGTTGCGGTAATTGCTGCTGCATCTGGATTTGAGGGGTAAGCCCAATAGGATTAACCATTGTCTCAATACCAACCATCGCAGTTGCTGGCCCTGCAGCCAGCAACGTTGATTTACCAGAGACAAAGTTCATACCCATCGCGAAGTTTTCGTCGGGCTGAACAAAATTCTCTTTCCAATTCCACTGAGTAGCTCGTTGATTCCCGAAATACTCAGATATATTAAACTTCAACATAGTTTACTCCTTACACTACCACATGAACGGTGATATCGTTTAATGGATAAGGCGGGGTAGCATTAATGATTACCTCGACCTTATCTTGTGGTAAGTCTGTATTCTGTCCGTGCAAGTTTGCCCGTACACTAACAAGTTTACCATCGGTCAGCACGGGGCCGGCCTTCTCCACAGTTTCCAACTTTGCTTCAATAATGACAGCCTCACAGATATTTTCAATAAGAGTTATTGTCTCATCAAAAATATTCCGAACGCCAATATGCGGCTTAAGAGCATCGCGTACCCAGAAGCTGAAGTAATCAATATCTTTCGTAATTGATAACTCAGCTGTCTGCAATGTACTCGGATCGGAAGACAGTTGATGTCTTGAATAAGGAAGAGCACCGGGAACATCTTGGACAACAATGTAAACACCCTTCTCTGCCATTTTGTTCAGCTGTGTTTCGCTGAAGTATGTATTGGAATGAAGAAGCCCCTCGACACCGGTCATGCGCGATCATGCCAGCAATCATGCAAGCAAGATAATAACCAGGTTGTTCAGTAACTTCGTTATTAAACGAAACCTCAATCTTATCTGGCCAGATGATATAGGATCTACGATTTAAATAGCTTGCGGCGATAGACCCAATAGTTTCAGCTTGCTCATTTTTATCAAGATCGCGAGTGATTGTATAATCAACGATCCCAAGAACTGGAGCTGTATTGACATCAAGCTGGAGTGTAGTGGTCTGGCCAGCTAAGTCATCAAATATGATTTGAAGTTCCCTGCCGGATTCTGCGTCAAAAAGACCAAACTCAAGTTTGGTAGCCGTGTTAATCTTTTTCACCTTAAATATTCCTGTCGTGGAATAAGCAGATGGGCCAGCGACTACCGTACCAATACTGTCTTTTGTGACTTGTTGCAACGGGTTACGGTTAAACGTAATTTTTTGCCCAGGTCTGATGTTATTGACAAAGAAATCTCCTTCGTTGTCATTAAGCACAAAACTGTATCTACTCATAATAATCTCCGAAGGTGCTCCGTCAAGGCTACCTTGATAGTCTTCGACTACGTCACGAGTAGTTTGCAACGGAGTATTATAAAGTCCAATTCTGAACTTAGAATGCTCTGGCAAGGACATTTGGGTTATGTGACTATAAAACATGCTTGCCACTGTCGTACTCTGACTGAGTGGAACAAAGGCATAATCTGCATAGTTTTCTTCAAGTTCAAGAGCCTCAGCGTAACCGAGCTCAGTATCCTGAGTTAATGCAACCCCTGTGACGGGTGTAAGTGTATTGATTAAGGAACAATAAATACCAAAACCAAGCGGGTTCCATACGTCTATTTCCATTACAGATTTAAGTTCATCAGTTGTTTCATATTCTCTACGTTGCGGGGCATCGACCCTGAACGCTCTATAAGAGATCGACAAAATCCCGCTGATAGCCGGATTACCGTCTTCGTCTTCTATGGCAACCAGAAGAACATCATTAAGCTGTGCAATATAGTCTTGCCCATACTCATAACCCTGAGGAAGTTTAAATTCTTCATAGTATCTGTGGATTCGGTACCCATATTGGTCAGTATCTCCCGATCCAGATGGCGTAGTTTGTGCCGAAATAACAGTATGGTAAATCTCACTTGTCAGTGTAATCTTGTTACCCTCGACCTCCTGGACAAGATAAGTGCCGCCATTGTTGTCGATCACAATCTTATCTCCAGGAATTACGCCCTCAGCAGCAAAATCTACGTTTTCGTCAATGAAGTACCTGAGTCCAGCTCTAAAACCAGAGTGGTAAGGCAAGTTGAAAACAACATCGTTTGCAGAGAGCGCGCCAGCTAAACCAGCGGGGTGTGCAACTACATCGAGGGTGACATTATCACCAGCGATTGTGCGGGCCTTGTATATCTCATTCCCAACCTGGAAAGTATCACCCGGGTCTAAGAAAGATTCCGCGCCCTTCACTTGCAACGTTTGTGAGCCTACGGCTACGTTCGCTACGACATAAGAGGTTTCAATTGATTGTGCGCCAGTATGGACATCGACTACCTCAACCCAGGCATCTTTCATGTAGAACTCAACACTTGACTGATCAATGACCGGAGAGATGTAGTTCTGAGGATTAGGGTATGGAATAGTAACCGGCCAACCACGAACAGTGTAATCAATGGTATCACCAGCAATTACATCAAAGTTGAGTCTGATGCGATCCGACGTAATCGTGCGGTCAGCAGGCACTGCAGGCATGTAAGATGTCACGTCTACGGGTATCCATTTATTTTGTTCTAAGATATCAGCACTACCAGCAGCGTCATCAGCAACAAAAGTTACCGGAATATCAAATGAGGTATTTGCTACCACATTCGATACTTTAAACGTACCGTTATAACTGGTTGTACCAGTAATTGTAACGTAATCACCATTACTAAGCGTACCAGTACTTGCTGTAGAACATGTTGTTCCCCCAGCGGCGGCAGCTTGCGCGGTGAGAGCTAACGGCGCTGCGCCAGCGGTCAAGTAAACTTCAACAGATTCTCCGGCTTCATGATTATTAGCCATCGCTGTTGTGTTAAAAGAATGCCCGTTGAAGCCGGATCCCCATGGGCCGTTTGACGTACCAGAGATTGTGAATACTTCTTCGTTTGTCTGCGCTTTATTGATCACAAATGTTACTTCAGATCCAGCAATCAATAACTCTTCGAACAAGTATCCATAAGTAATACCAACCATAGTGTCGCCAGCGGTAATATCAGCCGGAAGCCCACTAACATAACTTGTCCACCATGTGCTACCAGCGTCTTCTTGGCAAAGATCCCACATACCCGTAGGAGTAAGAGCTGCAACTGCAGCTGGATCAGCCGCATTAGGCAAAACATTAAATCTTTTAGATGCATTTAGCCTAACAAGCTCTCTAAACAGAGCGGGTTGAGTCATATCACTGATTCCAGGCGCAACAGGTGCCGTAAGATCAGTCATGTCAACACCGGAATCGGATAAATCAAATCCAACCCGGCGAGTAAACGGTGATCCACCGTTATCATAAGTATAAGAAACGTCTACGTTACGACTACCAATTACATAGTTTGTGGTTAAGACATATTCTCCGTGAGCGTTAATTGTTGCTGTATCAGCAACTTCAATGATATCAGAAACTTCTGAAAAGGGTACTTCGTCTAAGACTTTTTCTTTCCGAACAACTTGAAAACAAGGACCGACAATAGCGGCCGGGAGATCAGGTTTGTTTATGTTCGGAGTGAGGTTCCGGAACTCTTGGATGATTTTCACACCCGGTTTTACGTATGCCATACGTGTCACTCCTTGATCGGGTAGGTTAATGTCTGCCACCCGGAAATATTAGCTTGCAAGCTGTTGATCTTATTGAGCGGATGATATGTAATCCTCCACTGCTGGGCGAATGTTACAGAAAAATTAATTGGCACGACAACAGCCCCTGGAACATCATTTAGATTTTCTTCCATTCCGATGATTGGCATGTTACTTAATTTCATCCCTAACGTGTTCAGCGGTCTGGGGTCAGCTCTTATCATCATTCGAACTAGTGATGCTAAGTAGTCTGCCTCCATCCCCTCTCTAGAACAACATCTTATTATAATATCACACATAGTCAATATACTGTAGGTTGTTTCCCCTGTCTTTGTGTTAATATTACGAAGTCCATCGTTCAACGTACTGGTCTCGGGAGCGTCCCTAATGATTCCCCTCTGAATCACGATTGCTGGACGTGCTTCTATGGACTCTTTTTTTGGGGTCTGATCTGTTATATCTATCTTAGTAATTGTTTCGTCATCGTTATAAACGAAATCGTCGATATCCTTGAATACTTCTCTTAGGTAAGAAATCAATCCAGCTTTTACGTTCCACGAAACATTGATATATCTATCTCTAAACATCAGAACTCCTCAGTAAAAATGTTAACATCATCACATTCATCTTGTTTGGGGATATTCATGCTATATTCGATAGAGTCTTTGCGTAGTTCTTCGATCACACATATTTGACGCACAGAGGATCTTAAATGTTCTGTTCTAGAAATTTTCATAACTTTCCAAAACCTTCCACGACCCGCATAGTCATATAATAGGTCACGAGGATTCACATAAGGATAACTACTGACCCAAATCATACTTTGGTGCGGCTCCTTCTTTCCGAAAATATCAGCTGCATCAATATCCTGTTGTGGGTCAATCTGACCATATGTCAATATAGGCGAATAATATCCGCCAACAAAACTAGTATCGAAACACGTAGAGCATTTACTTTTTATGCTACGTTTTGTGATAGGATCATAACAATCAGGGCAACGAGGCCCAACTGTTTTCTTAACAAAAACGGCCAACGGGGATCCTGCGAATCTTCGTAAGAATAAGTTATTCCTCCAAACAATGTGATTTCTAATAAAAGTTTTTTCATCCGGCTTTACTGGAAATATGTCTGAGAATTTCCCCCCTACTGCGATACGGTAATATAGAGCTCTGTAATTAGAAAATTTATTTGTAACTTTATCTACCCATGTTAGTTGATCAAGTTTAGGGCTTACATCAAAGAACGGTCCCTCCGGAGACTCACTTCGTTGCAATGACCAAACATCATCGGGTGAGGTTAAAAACTCCCACTCGACATGTACTGCATAATTAGATAAAAAGTCTATATTTAAAAATCTCAACATAACACTATTATTATATCATACCTAAAAGAAAGCGACTATAAGACGCTTTCCTCAAAGCTCATTTTCTTCTCGTGACTACAGCCCTAACAACAGCCAATACCTGAAGAGCGCCTTCAACGAACTTCGGGTCTTGGACCGTTACTATGACCTTATCAAGAGCCTTAACGAACTTTTCTTTGGCTTTTTGTTTTTTAGCCATTGTACACCTCCTAAAATAATTATTTACAGAGGTAACACTTTACTTATACCAAAAAATAATGTTTAATAACTATCATGAGGTTTAAGAAGAAAGTGTACATAAAGTCATACAACCTGGCAGATGATAACGAGAAAACAGATGCTATGATGCAGTTGTCTTTTATAAAACAGCAACCAAGTAGATTAATAAAAAAGAAAGAAGTAATTGAAACGACCTTAACGGGTATAGTTTTAATGACACTTGAATGGCTAGAATACGAGTCCGCAAAAAAACATAAAACATCGGAACAAGCTTTCGACTGCTCTATTATGGCTCTTAATACTGAACAACATGCTGAAGCATCAAGATTACTCACTCAAAGCGAGCGAGGGGGAATTAGAATTTTAGAAAGGAGGGAGTGGGGAGATATGGACGGAAACCCACTCATGTTTATATTATGGGAAAAATTGAAGAAAGAGTAGAACAAATCGATAAAATCGGCGAAATCAAAATAGAGGCAGCCGACGAGTGGAAAGCGTCGTGTGATTTCTTTAACTATCACGCAACGCTTGATCCGGATTGCGGGTTCGTTACTATTAAGTTTAACTTTAGAGATGATTTTGCCATCCCGCCAGTCTTTGACGCAGTGGTTGAAGAACTCCGGAAAAAATGGATACCGAAGCTGAGTACATGCCCCCGGACCCCATGAAGGGTGGCCCGGGATTTTTGTGTGTAGCCTTCTATGAATTTAAGGGCGGCCTGGTTATCGGATCCAGAGAACACATTCTGAAACACAAAGTCCCAGAGACTATTTTAGAGATGCTAGAGAAAGCTGTTAAGAGCTAAAAGAAACTGGGCGTACCATATTTCTTCCACCAGGTTGACATCGCTGTCTTCATTCCCCGGTGTGGCGGTATTTGTAATTTTTGGGCATCGCCAGGCCCCTCTAGACTACTCCCCTCCGTCAGGAGGGTTCTTTGCCTCGACTGTGTTCGTACGTAACACAATCTTACCGCGCTCCCTAGAGCGAGACGCGAGGGAGAAACACTTCGTATTCCTCCATATTACTTATACCTGAATTTAGGTATTTTTTTTCAGAAATCACAACCAATACTCTCGACCTCAGCCGCACGGCCGGGGTCGTTAGCCGGCATACCATAGATGTTCCAGACCATGGTATCCCAGTCGTTGTAGTCGTAGAGCATCCCGATGTTACCATCGTAGTTGAGATCCTCTTCATAAAACTCTGTCTGGAAAACATAGTCTCTGTTGAGGTCAGTACGACCCGTTCCGCATAGCCCGGCGACCTCGTCAACAGCATGTTCATCAATTGGTAGCCGGATTCCGTCAGAGAATCTTAGTAAAACATACGGACTGGTCGCTTGTAGTGTTTCACCACACTCGTCAGTCGGTACACCAGGAATATACTTATAATTCATGATAGAAATATAATTTGGCTTATAGTTCATTGATTCCGGGCCACCATGCAATAGACCAAGATTATGACCCAACTCATGGATTATTGTTTTAATCCTTGTTTCGTAGCAAGCGTTGGTAGCATGGGTCAGATCATCACCGCCAACTTCTGCTTTACCGGTTACATGAGAAGAATTACTCTCAGTAATAAGACAGTAATGAAACACACCCTGTCTGGCTGGATCCATGTATTCTTCTTTTGCGCTCCAAAGCTCGAGGGGATAATACATATCAAGCAAATCTGGATCAAGAATCTGATTGCCCCCATCATACGGATAACCCTGACCGTAATCAAAGTGTAGCTTAATGCCCTGGTCCATGAACATATCCAGGGCTTCCTGGACAATATTCACGCCACGATATTCCATAGGCCATGGGTAGATGCCATCATAAGAGTCAATGGGTCTGCGAGTCGGGCGTTCCGTGTAAGGAGACATGTCCTGGCATACTTCGCTACTGCCATCAACCCAGTCAGTCTCGAGAAAGATGTCTTTCACGAGCGGACTGGCGTCGTACTTTGCCAGGTTGTGAATTTCGAACCCGTCCGGAAAAGAATCGCCGTCGCTATCAGCGATGGCTGGATCTGTTCCGTACACGAGAGTTTCTTCAGCGTCGGTGAGGCCGTCGCCGTC